TTTAGGTATCAAAAACTGCCACTTTACTGCCAATTTCACTCTTCCCCTAACTCTTCCGCCAATCTAGATATGATTTTCCTTTTGATTCTATGAGCAGTTCTATCAGAAATGTGTATGTCATCACAAACTTTCACTAATTCCTTTTTATTAAAATAATACTCTTGAATGAATTCGCGTTCTTTCCTACTTGATGTGTTGATTATACGTTCAATAGCGCTCTTAAACTCAAGGATTTTACCTCTTCGTATACTACAAAGATAATTAGTTACTGCCATTTCTGTTTTCGATGTATTAGACGGTACAAACTCCCCGCCTATATTTGTATCTGCTGGAATCCATGGTGTCATTATTTCACTTCTTAAATCTTCGAGTTGCTTATGATAATTAGGATAATCACACAACTCATCTTCTAACTTTCGAACTGTTGATAATTTTAATCCGTATTTCTTTTTAGTCATGAATACCCTCCGTACAAATATGTTTAATCTTCAAAGTGTCTCAATCTACTTCTTAATATCTCTATCTCTCGCTCTTTAACTTTCACATCACCTTTTAACTTGTTCCTCGTACTTCTCTTTTGCTTCTTCTTTACTCTCTGCCTCAACAACTGTAAACCTTTGATTGCTCTTAGTTTTAGTTATGTGTGTATGCTTACGTCCTGTTGAATCTTTGAATGTTGTGACTAAGTATTGTGTCACTTCCCCAAAACCTCCTTAACTCGATCTAAGATGTCTTTACACTCCGCTACTTCCGAAGCCTTTTGCTCCACGTTCTGAAACACTTTCGAATTCCTCCACTTGCTTTAGTTCCGGTGTCCATATAGGCACGATAACCAATTGAGCTAGTTTATCGCCTTTGTTGATTTGGTAAACTCTTCTTATGCCTCTTCCATCTTGTACATAGTTACCTTTTATATCTAAAATGCTTATTAATCCATCTTCTAATTCAGCGTCTATATCATCATATAAAAAGGGTATTCCATCACGTTCTTCATCATTCTTGATATTAATCCCTAAATTGCCATGATATCCCGCGTCTATCTTGCCTGTTTCAATCACTAAATACGTTTTACTACTTACACCACTACGACTAGTTAATAGTCCGACATAGCCCTCTGGTATACTCACAGCTACATCTGTTTTGATCACTGCTTTTTCTTGTGGTTCGAGTACGACAGTTTCAGCTGAGAATATGTCATAACCTGCATCCGTCTTATGATTTCGTTCGGGCATTCTAGCATTTTTTGATAATAGTTTTACTTGTAATGTGTTAGTCATTTTCCTATTCCTCCTCATATTTATAGACAACTTGACCTGCCATAATCCCTACTGCTTCATCAAGTTCAATACCTTCTTTAACTGAATGTTGAATAGCATTTGTCATTCCCTCAAGTATTTCATCAAACGCTTGCGCTTTCTTATACACGTCCTCAATCTCTTTTAGCAACCCCTCTGTGTCATTACCGTTATACGCACTAGCACTAATAACGGACTGTTCGATTTTTTCGCGATTATTCATTTGTGTCATCCTCCATAAAAATTTTATTGTTTAATTCCATTCCGAATTTAACTCTTTCATCATCGTTACCGAATTTGTTTATTAAATCTTTTTCAACGCTCTTGCAATACCTATCCCATGCGCTTGCTTTCTTCTCCAGTTCTTTGTTACAATCTCGTAACTTCGCTATAACCCCAATAAGCTCATATCGTTGCTTCTTGTACTCTTCACGATCTTTTAATGCTTTGTGAAGTTTATCTAATAACTTGTTAGAGTTAGTACAAAGATTTTTATATTGTTCATCTGATAAGGTGAACGTCATCTCATAACCTCCAATAGCATCTCATTTTCAAAAATATTTCCAACAATTTCAATAATATCGTCATTTTCACTTAGTAATTCAGTTACATTGCTAAAAGTTATATAAAAGGCTCCTTCTTTAAACTCGATAAAACTTACTTCTCTCGAATAACAATCTTGAACAATATCCCCTTCATAAATCTCCACACCGTGCACATCTTTAAATCCTGTGTATTGTAATAGTTTTACTTCATTGAAACTTTTATAACCTGTTGAAATCAAAATGTACCCACTATTAAAATCGATTTCGTCAATAATACTCATAACTTTTTTATCTTTATCCCAAGCTTTAAATTTCAACATCATACTAGCAACTCCCCATCTTTCCAGATTAACGTCATAGTTAGGTCATCGTTTAAGATGTAGAATGCTTTGGTAGGCACACATCTGCCATATAAACATTCTTTTATACTAGTGTTCTCATATAGTGTAGAGTTATAGTCTCCTTCTTGAATCTCGAATAATTCAATCAACCTATCAACCTTAGTCTCTTCCGTTACTTCTTTTTCAATATCAACTATGAAGGGGATATCAATTGGAATAAAACTTGACGTCGAACACTTATTTGTATTTGGATGAAAACGAACGAATCCATCACTAAATCCTGTTGAAAAAAATATTTTTCCTTGTGATAGATCCGGATTTTCTCGCGCCCATTTAATTAACTCGTCTAATAGCATTTCTTTTTTAACTTTGATTTTCATTGTTTCCATCTCCTCTAAAATAAAGTTAGTTGCTTCTGTTCCTCGTATTCCAAACCATGTTGCTTTATATATATTCCGAGCTCTTCCGCTGTATCAAATGTCTTTTTCACACCTTGCCAATCTGGTACGATATGCCCGTGAAAGTAATAAGCGCCATTCACTACATGGATATGTGCCACTCGCTCGTTATCCTGATACAGATATCTCTTAGAGCCGAAAAATTGGTTTAAGTATTCTTTACGCGCGTTATCTGTCATGGTCATTACTCCCACAAGTCAAACACTCTATCTACATAAAACTTCGCTTTTGCCATATCCTCATGACCATTCTTTAACGGTGCTCTAGACAAGTATTTGATTGCATTACCTATTGCAAATGCTAATTGTGGTGGATACTGTGCCGTTACTTGTTCAATAAAATCTATAATTTCAATATCGCCGTATGTGTAATGTGCTGGTTGCTTAACATTGTCTTGCGTTTCATTCATATCTACTTTTCTGTTACTGATTATGCTCATTATGCTTCACTCCATTTCTTGAACATTTGGTTATAAGTGACATCGAACCAGTACGGATCACGTGAATGTTTTTGTGGTACATTAAACAAATGTGGTTTCCTCTTACGTAGTTCAACCTCTTTACGTCGTTGCCTAGCTATTTCACGTTCTTTGCTCTCTCGTTGCATAATTCTGGATAATACGATTTCTTTATACTCAGCTAAGCGCATGCCATAAGGTGCGTTTAAGGCTTCTAACAACGCCCAGCCACCACGTACTCTTTTTGCAACCATTCCAGGAGTTAACCCGTTCTTTTTTATCAATTCATTTTCATGTTCGGTAAATTTATATGGTTTACCGTTAATCTTCACGACACTCATTTATTCCACCTCTACATTTACATTTCTAATTTTTAAATTGTCATACTCTAGTAATTCGTCTGGATTGTTATATAAGTAATCTGCCAGCGCTTCTTTTTCGATATCCACATCATCAAAATACTGATATTCAACTTCTGTAGGTATCCTTATATCAATCGTTGCGTTTATATATGCTTGCTGTTGCATTAGATCACTTCCTCAACTCGCATGATTATTTTTGGTTCTAGTCCATAACGCTTTGAGCTAGTTATTTCTGTAATTTGGTTATCGTCTTTCCACACATGACCATTACATGCGTCTAATACTGTTTTAATTAAGTTATCGATATCCGGCTTAGTCACTTTATACTGTCCAACCATTTCACTTTTCTTTTTCTTCGACCATGATTTAAGTAATGGAAAGTAAAAGTCTAATTCGATTTTTAGTGCGCGCTCTAGATTTAACTTAGGCATTTGCCCTTGTATATACGCTTTATGATTTGTATAAGCTGTTGGCATGTATGTTTGAACAAATCTACCTGTATTACGAAAGCGTGGACGAGGCGAGCCCATAGGTGCCTCGAACGTTTCGTTAAATTTAATTTCTATTTCCATGTGCCACCTCTAAATATCAAATATCGTTGCTTGTAACCCTAGCTCTTGCTCATATAAAAGCCCGTGAGCGCCTTTGAATCGTTTTAGGTCACTATCAGCCATGATTTTCTTTTCGTCGCTGAAATGGGCTCCTGTGAGCGAATAAACTTCATTTACGTTGTCTTTATACTTGATGACCTTAATATCTTCCGTGCCATCTTCTCGGTATAAGTAATATTTTTCTTTCGGCATTTTTAACACTCCTTAATATTCGACGATAGCGGGGCGTGTATGACGTTCTGCAAGTTTTTGGATAAATAGGTCGTACAACCTATTTTCATCGCCCTGTGCCTCATCTATGAGTTTCTGAGCGTACATATCTGAACACTCAAGTTTAGTTTTTAAAAATTCTTTGGTTACCATGCATCTCGCTCCCTGAAATCGTCTCCGATTACTCTTACTTTTCTCGCATTGTGTTTCATTCTTGAATTGATACGTTGCCAGTTCATATTTTGATTTAGTTCTTTATCACTAAAGTTAGTTGTAAAGATGTTGTTTTTACCTACTCTGTTATCAACAATGCTGAAAAGTTTATTTAAAGTGTGCTCTGTGTTTTCTACACCCATATCATCTAGTACAAGTAAATCAATATCACTTAGCAATCTGACTAGCTCGTCTGTAGTCTCTACTGCATTTTTGTTGTATGTCGCTTTGATACGATCCATCAACATTGGTATGTGCATAAAAGCAACCGTATGCCCTTTAGCTTTGACTGCTTTTGCGATAGCGTATGCTAGGTGGCTTTTACCAGTTCCGTATGAACCTTGCAATATTAATGATTTTGGTTCTTTTGTAGAGAAGCCTTGTACGTACTCTATTGCTGATTGTTTAGCGTGTACTTGTTTTTCATTTTGTGGCTTGTAGTTGTTTACTGTTGCATCTCTTAAAGACGGATTAACGTTTGATTGATTGAATATGTTGTTTATCTTCCGTTGCTTGTTTCGCTTATATTCCTCATAGATTTCACATTTGCAACCGTCTTTATACTCGTAACCATCCGGGTGTTTTTTAGTAGGAGCGAACTTATATAAGTCGTATTCACTTCCACATCTCTCACATTTCAATCCTTTTTCGACATGAGTAGGTTGATATTTTTTCAAACTTTCGTTTATCTTTTCACTGAATAGTGGTTTCATAATATCCCCCTAATCCCAATAACTTTCGTCGTACTTCATACGTTCCAATTGATCTATGCCAGTTGGTTCTGCTTTTTGATTGAGGTATCCCTCAAATTTATTACCAAAAAGTGTTTCTGGTCTAAGGTATTTATCGCTATCCGTGTTTAGCCACTCAGCTGTTTTGATATCAATCACCTTTTTAAAATCCTCCAACCTAAAATCTTGATTCCATCTTGCTTTAATAAAATCTTTTGTTTTAGCTGTATTGTGTTTAAAATGCTTGCCCGCTTTTTTGTTTAAGTAATCGATAATTTCTTTATAGGGTATAGAAGATGCTGTCGGGTTGCCCGACAATATATCTATTCTATTTATATTGTTATTACTTGTATTATTAATACTTGTAATATTCTCTTTGACATTTGCGTCAATAGGGGTATTGACAGAATTATCAATAGGGGTATTGATTTTTGCGTCAATAGGTATTGACGTTTGCGTCAAGGGGTACATCTTCCTTTGTTTAACTTCATTACCTTCTTTGATAATTTCGATTTTTAGATAACCAAAGTTGGTAAGGTTCGAAATTCTACGAGATATAGTTTCCTTAACAACGTTGTATAAAGTTGCAAAGTAACCATTACTTGCTGTGCAGTATCCGTATTTGTTACTTAAAGATGTTATTTCTGCAAAAAGTAACTTTTCGCTGTCAGTAAGTCGGTTATCGTATCTGACATTTGCTGTAATTATTGAGTAGTAACTTGGTTGGTCAGTCATGTTGATTCTCCTTTCTGGTATAATTTTATTATCGCTATTGCGTTAGATTGGGGGTGAATAATTATGGATCCTATTTTAGGTAAAGGTATTGATAAAATTATTGAAGGCGCATCAAAAGGGCCTGTAGAAACATTCTCTAAAACTTGGGAACTTGTCTTTGGGAAATTCCACCTTTATGTGGATAAAGTTATTTATCAAAGAGAAGTAGAATTTGAAAAATTCAAAGAACAATTTAAAAAAGAAATATCTTCTGTACCTGAAAATAATTTACAAGAACCACAATTTTCTCTTCTAGGTCCTGCTCTAGAAGCTTCAAAGTTTTACATTAGTGAAAAAACTTTAAGTAATATGTTCGCAAAACTAATAGCATCATCTATGGATGACAGAAAAAACTCATTAACCCACCATTCATTTGTTGAAATAATTAAACAATTATCCCCAAATGATGCTATTCTTTTAAAACATTTAAAGAATCACGAAGTACATCCTGCCGTTAAATATAGAGCGGTTTTAAACCCAAAGAATGACGGTATGAATATATCGGACACGTTAATAAAAGACTCTCCGTTAGATATAGAATCAACCGAAATTTCAATTAATAACCTAGTAAGGTTAGGGGTTTTAAATGAAACTTTTGACATGTCTTACTTAACAAAAAAAGGAATTTATAATAAGTTTTATGCTCCTCAGTTTTTAAATCACTTTAATAAGATTATAGAAAAACAAAGATTTGTTTCGGGATTAGAATTTGTTAAAAGAATGTTAAAGTCAGGACACAACCTAGAAACAATAAGTAAACTTTCTGGCATTGAATTTGAAGTATTAAAGTTACATTACAGCCCCTGGGTAATAGACATCAAAAAAGGCTCAATTAGTTTGTCCGCCTATGGTAAAGCTTTTGTAAAAACCTGTATTAACTAAACGGAGATTTTAAAATTTTCTCCACTTTTACAGCATGCATAGCATTTCTAATCTCTTCCGCCAAGATGACGATTAGGAGTGCTATTTTTATTATTCTTAGTCTATTCATTCCTTTTTCTCTCCTTTCAACATTTTATTGAGCCTCTCATCAACTTTTATCCACGAGTCATGCAAGTGGTATTTATCATCAAACGACTTAACGCCAATCGCATGTTGCTCGTTGTGATGTTCGCGACATAACGCTAATACATGTTTGTCATAGTGGTTCATTTTGTTTCTGTTCATGCCTCTGCCGACTGCTTCGTAATGTGCTAAGTCAGCGTGAGGCTTTCCGCATATTACACAGTTGCGGTTAACAGTTGACCAGTATAAGAATGATTTATCTCGTTTCAGTAGATTACTCGTTTTGTAGCTAAGTGGTATGTCATTGTAGAACGTCCAGTCAAGCGTTGCTTCAATGATTTGACTTGCTTGTGTTCTCGTACAATTACTTAGTGAAATACGTTCATCATAGCCGTAGTAAGTCCTTACATACTCGATGAACATATGTCGCATATAGTCCATTGGTTGACCTGTATATTCTTCTATGTCTTTGACAAGCGCGAATATTTTTCGTCGTTGCTTGCCGGTAATTCGAAACGGATCTATGACGCTCACATCGACTTCCACATCAAACCCGTTATCAAGTAGTAATGTTTCTTTATTACCTAATTCAACACCCGAGATGACAACTGTTGTTGTACCGTCATCTTGAGTGATATAACTAGTAATTATTGGCATCTAATCATTCCAATCAGAACGGTAAGTCATCATCAATAATCGCAGTGGTATTATCAAAAGGATTATTACCAGTTTGAGTTTGTCTTTGTTGATGATAATTGTTGTTTGGTTGTTGGTTGTTATTCTTCGGTTCTAAGAATTGAACACTGTCCGCTACTACTTCTGTGACAAATACACGTTGCCCGTCTTTGTTTTCATAACTGCGTGATTGTAAACGTCCATCAACGCCAGCCAATGACCCTTTGGATAAATAATTATTTACATTTTCTGCTTGTTTTCTAAAAGTTACACAGTTAATAAAGTCTGCCTCACGTTCTCCTTGAGCGTTAGTAAATGTTCTGTTAACTGCGATAGTGAAAGTGGTAACACTCACACCATTTGGCGTTGTTCTATATTCTGGATCTTTTGTTAAGCGTCCTACTAATACTGTTCTATTTAACATTATTGTTTCTCCTCACTATCCAATTGTTTTAATCCTGCATCTAATTTTTGGTGTGCTTCTGCGATTTGTTTTTGACTTAATTTATTAATGTTAGATATTTTTAGCCATCTCATCGTTTTATCGATAGTTGCATCTCGCCCTTTTTCTTGAGATAAGTTCACGAACTGATTGATACGCTCTTCTAATTCTGTAATATCGTTGTCACTTGCACTTGGTAGTTCCTCGCCGTTGTAGATATATAAGCCTAAACCGTGTAAAGCCGAAGCTTTAACAAAACATCGTTTTTGCGCTTTGTTAATATCGAAAGTTGTTGCACTACCTTTAGCAAGCGATTTATTTCTAAAGTCCAATACTGGAAGCCACTCAGTCTCTGTACTATCTTTCACAGTCACAGATACCTGTACAAAATAGCCTTCTGGTGTAGCCAAATAAGGTACAAAATAATTTTCTGTGTTAATATCTGGATGTGGAAACTCGTGTACTTTTACTGTGTAGTTTGGGTCAATCTTTTTCAGCTCTTGGTGTGCATATGACCATGCTAGATAAGTTAATCCATTTTTTTGTTCTGTATGATCATTCACGTTTTTACTGTTCAACTGTTCAAATAATGTTTGTTCAGTCATGTTCTACCTCCTCGTACTCAATAGTTTCTGTCACTGTTTTCTTGATTGCTTTGTGATAATCCATATTGATACTCGCTTCTTCCATACCGTTAAACTCCCTAGCTCTATTTCTATTTGTGGAGTAACTAACATCTGAATTGTTATCAGTTGGTTTGTTAGTTATATAAATTGGCATATCCCTATGACGGATGATATAAGTTACAGTCTGATTCATAGCGACCTCCTACCATCTCATGACTAAGTTAATTAGTCTGTCCTGTTCGTCTGTGTTCTCTTCAATCCATTCATCTATTGCTTGGTTAAATAAGTCTGATGCCATATCTAAGTCATTCTCATCTACGACATAAGCATGTTTAATTGGTACGTTGTTCATATCTTTAACTTGTATTGATATGCCCATATGACCTTTTAAAATGAATAGCTTAAAATCGAATCCGTTAACATGAATATTTTTGCGTATGATTTCGCCTATTTCGTAATACATCTTGACTTCCTCCGTTTTTCGTTTTATATTGAACATGAATTTTTTCTTAAGTGTTTGATACTGTTACTTGCTCCAACAAGTAGCAGTTTTTTTATTCTTTGAAAAAGCATTCTTTGTAGTACATGAATGTTGCGATACTTGCGAATCCCGCAATTGACCATGCTGTAGTGAAGTATAGAAACGGCATAAGTACAATCGCTAAGACTGTGAAGCATAATACTGCTAATAGGTAGCTTTTATAAATGTTACTCATTTTCTTTTTTCTCCTCTTTGGTTGTTTCATCGTTTATCAAACCTTGCATTTCCATTAATTTTTGAGGTATACCAGCTTTTAACTGGATTTCGTATAACATTTGTTGAATGTGTGGTGGCACTTCTACCATTCCTTTCGTGTATAATTTAGTTATCTCCTAGTGAAAGGAGGTGATAAGTATGGAATTTAATGATTTTCAAAATTTCTTTGGTGAACTTAGTAATCAAGCCGAAAAAGAATTCGGTGGTGACAGTGACTTTTTTAGAGATAGAATAAATAAGTTGAAAGAAGATGCTCCTGAAAACGTATCTTACGAAATTATTTATTCAATAGCTTTATACGAAAGCTTAAAAGCTCAACAAGATATGAAAATTTTGAATACAGTTAAATATCTTTTAAATCGTGACTAGCAATATCCAACAATGATTTGCTCTGAGCATTATTAATTTTTGGATAATCAAAATTTCTAAGTTTAAATCTTGTGTTTTTCTCAATCTTCCAAACCTTCCAAGTCGCAACTGCCATTGTGATGAGGAAGGTTGTTTTGTATAGTGTGTTCATTTGTTTATGCTCCTTTCGTGTATAATGTTGTTATCAACCTAAGGAGGTGATATTTATGTCTAAACATATTTACGCTTGTTTACTTGGTGAATGGGTAAATCTGTCAGAATCTGAGAATGTAGTAATCGATAATAGTTATACTGATGCTAATTTGTGGTACAAAGAAGTAGGTCATAAAATGTTCGATTACAATCAAATGCACATTGGATACAACGGCATTGACTACTTCATTCATCCAAGCTTCATCCAAGTTTTAACCAAGTAATTTCTTAATTACTTCACAGCTATGACTGTCAAGCTCCACCTTGACGGTCTTATGGCTGTACACTCTTTCAACTTCTTGCACAATTCTGTCCCATTCATATTTGGGCATGCCATTGATAGCTTCTAAAATTTTGTTTAAACGATTTTGCAATCCTTCCATTTGTAGTTCCTCCTTTTAAGATGTTTGAGGTGGCTCACAACCACCTCGTATGGTATAATTGTGTTGTTGATTAAACATGTAATTTCATTTTGTCCAATTGATTTTTTTGGCGACGATTTTTGTTGTAAATGTCTACTACTACAAATGGTAGGCATTCTTTTTTTGTTTTAAATCCAGCATGTTTCTTATTAATCTCTAAAATAAAACCTTCGTAACCAATGTTCTGAAGTTTTTTAACCAAAAAATTTAAATCCACTTCATGCAGGTATACTTTCAATAATTTAGAGAATCCTCTTAAAATAAATGATTGATAATTCCTTGTATCCTCTCCAAAAGAATCTTTAATTATTTCCAAAACTAAACCTAAATGGTTAGCACCATTTCCTTTGTATATTGATTGCAACGCATCATAAGCTTTGATATATCCTTTTGTTGATGCGCTTTTTTCATAATCAATTTCCAACCCGACACTTTTTACCGTTTCATCTATAGCTACAGCTACCGGCTCTTTAAATCTAAGTCGCGATTTACCTTTAGAGTTTGCGTTTTTCGAAGGTCTATCATTAACTCCGTAATACATCTCAGCTTCTTCTTCAATAGTTAAGTTTTCGTGCACTGTCGCTTCTATAAATGAAATATTCAATTCTTTCAACGCTTCCACCCTATGTTGACCATCGATGATATAAAATGACCCATCTTTTCTTTTACTAACTACAATTGTGTGTAATTTTTTTGAATCAAATTTATTAACTATCTTTCTTACTTGTCTTTCTTGCACCGGTGATTGATAACTCATATCTGTCTGTAATCTGTGAACTGGTAATTGCTGGTTATACATTTATAAAATCTCCTTTTTCTATAATTTTGTTTAAAGCTTTAGAAGCCTTGACAACTTTTGATAATTCTTCAGCATCTCTTGATTTCAAGAAATTCAAAGTTAACTCTAAATCTTCAATGTTGTTTACCGCGTATAATAAGTTAGAACAGACATTTACTATGTTTGCAGCTGCAGCTTCAGACAAAGCTAAATTTGTTTCTGTTTCACTCATAGCTTCAACTTCTGCGTTCATCCGTTCTCTTCGATCTACTACTGTCGTTTGAGGTTTTTCTTTTGTTGTCACTTTCACTTTATTTGCCTCATTTTGCTTTTCTTTAGCACGAAGTTCATCATGCGCTTTGCGAATACTTTTTTTACCTTCATCAACTTCTTTTATAGTTTCTTCGTCTGCGTTTTCATAGATGTATTTAGCTCTTGCATATGTTCGTCCACTGCCAAAACCAGAAGCCTTACCGACGATATCTCGAGTTTCTCCTTTCCGTTCCGGTCCTTGGTCCGTAACGGTGTCTTTGTTTTGTTTTAGCTTAGAAGTCTTTCTATCTTTAGCTTTTTTAGCTTCAATTCTTTCTAATTGTTTCGCGTAATCCATTCTTTCTGAATAAGTAAAAGCTTTTCGCTCTTCATTTTCACTAATTTCTATTTTGAGTTGATGTTCATAATCTTCTACGGACATAACCCTCACTTCTATTTGCCTATAATCAAGTTTCTTCATAGCTTTTAATCTTCGTTCTCCAGCTATTAATTCATAATCCGGCGTGACAACCGGCGGATTAATTAAACCCCTGTCTTCAATATCATCAGCAAGTGATGTTATATCTCCGTAATCTTTTCTTATGCGTTTGCCGACAGTTACCTTATTGATATCTATAAGCATTTAATCCACCTCCTAATATAACTTAAAGTGATATTTGTATTAAATTTTTTTAGCCTTTATGTAATCAACTTCAGTGTTGAATAATTTGGCTAAAGCGTATAACTGTAAACCTTTTAACTCTGTACTATCTTTTTCCCATCTTATGACAGATTGCTTAGTGACGCCTAATTTATCAGCAACATCCTGTTGTGTCATATTTGAATTAGTCCTCCAAACTTTCACTGAGAATTCTTTGAAATCTTCCGGCATTTCGTTTCACCTCCTGTTGACATTTACAACTATACTATCACTTAAAGTAATATGTCAACACCTAAAGTGATATTTATTTCAAAAAAGTAATATTTTGTATTGAAAAGTGATATTACTTATGGTAAATTAGTATTACATTAAGTAATACTAAAGGAGAAAATTATGGAATATAAGAGTGCTAGAAAAATTTTATCAGAGAACTTAGAACAACTTATGAAAGAGAACAACATTACTCAAGTAGAATTGTCTGAAGCAATCGGGGTAAGTCAATCAACAATCTCTAACTGGCTTAAAGAACTTAAATATCCTAGAATATCAAAAGTCCAACAATTAGCAGATTACTTTAATGTACCTAAATCGAGAATTACAGAAGAAAGAAGTATTCATCAAGAAACTATAGCCGGTCATGCAAATAAAGATGAATTTACTCCCGAAGAATGGGAAGAAATCGAAAACTTTATGCAATGGGTTAGAGATAGAAAGAAATAAGACACCAAAGGGGTTTGGCGCATGGGAAAATACGAAGAATTGCTTATGAAATGTGAAGTTGAAGTGAAAGAAACACAAAGAGTACCTCGAGGATTCGATGGTTGGTATCAAGAAGGAGAAATTTTTATTAGACCTTCCCTATCCGAAAGGAACAAATTAGAAGTATTATATGAAGAACTTGCCCACCACAAGTTGACGTATGGCAACATTTTAGACCAATCAAAATGGATTAATAGAAAATTTGAAAATTACGCACGTAGACACGGCTTTATTTCAGCAGTCCCGTTACGCGAAATTGTAGAAGCATACAATTATGGCGTACGTAATTTGTACGAGTTGTCAGAGTATCTGCAGTTGAGTGAATCATACATATTAGAAGCAATAGAACAATATAAAAAGATATATGGTATTGGAACTCACTATGGCGAGTATTCGATCACATTTGAGCCGTTGAGAGTTTTTAAATTGCATCACATTGATTAATAACGCCTATATGGCGTGAGGAGGATGAGGGATGGAAGAGAACGCACCTTTAGAAACAGCAGTTAATAATTTTAAAAAGATTCAAAATAGCGAGATTTACAAATTTAAATATATGAATTCATGGTGTCTTGAATATTCAGAGTTTTTATTGGATGAAGTTAGATTGTTAAAAGAAAACAAAAGTTACACCAGATATAAAAAAGGCACTATAATTTATGTAAAGTTAGGTGTTAATGTTGGCAGAGAGTTTTCTGGAAACCATTTTTGTATGGTACTTAATAATCACGATTCAAATAAAAATCCAATATTAACGGTAGTTCCACTTACATCTTCCAGAAGTAAATTCAATGTGCATATCGAAGAAGATTTGTTACCTTTAGTATTGGAAAAAATGGACGTAACGGGTAAGGATTTAGCTAAAAAAATCATGAACAATCTTGAAAAGGTGTCAAAAGCAGAAAACCCATACGATCAAAAATTACTTGATGAAAACAAATCGCTGAATGACGACTTCAAAAAATATTCGAAGGTTCGCAAAAGATATGAGCGATTCAAGTATAAAAAGACCTATGCTAACGTTTTAAATATCACTACAATCAGCAAGGATAGAATATCGAAAATTAATAGGTATGACCCTGCCGGAGAAATATCATATTCAAAAGAAACAGTAGATAAAATTGAAAATAGTATAAAAATTAGATTTCTTAGTTAAATCGCTTGAACTACACTCTCTTTGATGGTATATTACATATATACAAAACAAGCCGCTGAAATATTTGCGGCAAGCTTCAAATTAGACAAGTCGCTGAAATATTTGCGACATGAGAGGGTGCATCTGCGCTCTCTCTTTTTTTATACAATTTTCACGGGTAGACCGCCTACCCTTATTATTTTTTGCCAATTTTGAGGAGGGAGCACATGAAAGTAGCAATTTATACTAGAGTGAGTACACTTGAACAAAAAGAAAAAGGACACTCTATCGAAGAACAAGAAAGAAAATTAAGAGCTTACAGCGACATAAACGACTGGAAAATTCATAAAGTATATACTGACGCTGGATACTCCGGAGCTAAAAAAGACAGACCCGCTTTACAAGAAATGTTGAATGAAATAGATAATTTTGATTTGGTTTTAGTCTATAAACTAGATCGATTAACTCGAAGTGTTAAAGACTTACTAGAGATACTAGAATTGTTTGAGAATAAAAACGTGTTGTTTAGGAGCGCAACAGAAGTATATGACACAACTTCTGCTATGGGACGTTTGTTCGTAACATTAGTAGGTGCTATGGCAGAGTGGGAGCGTACTACAATTCAAGAGCGTACTGCAATGGGTCGACGCGCATCAGCTAGAAAAGGGTTAGCTAAAACTGTCCCTCCTTTCTATTACGACAGAGTAAACGATAAATTTGTGCCTAATGAATATAAAAAAGTATTACGATTTGCAGTAGAAGAAGCGAAAAAAGGTACTAGTTTAAGAGAAATAACTATAAAATTGAACAACTCTAAATACAAAGCACCCTTAGGTAAAAACTGGCACAGATCAGTTATAGGCAATGCTCTAACGAGTCCGGTAGCTAGAGGTCATCTTGTTTTCGGTGACATATTCGTCGAAAACACCCACGAAGCTATTATAAGTGAAGAAGAATACGAAGAAATAAAATTAAGGATAAGTGAAAAAACTAACTCTACAATCGTAAAACATAACGCTATTTTCAGAAGTAAACTATTATGTCCAAACTGTAACCAGAAATTGACTTTAAACACAGTCAAGCATACGCCTAAAAATAAAGAAGTTTGGTATTCTAAACTATACTTTTGTTCTAACTGCAAAAATACTAAAAATAAAAATGCATGTAACATCGACGAAGGCGAGGTTTTAAAACAATTTTACAATTATCTAAAACAATTTGATTTAACATCATATAAAATCGAAAACCAACCTAAAGAAATAGAAGATGTCGGCATCGATATTGAAAAGTTGCGAAAAGAACGCGCTAGATGTCAAACACTTTTTATAGAAGGTATGATGGATAAGGATGAAGCTTTTCCAATAATAAGTCGTATTGACAAAGAAATACATGAGTATGAAAAGCGCAAGGATAATGATAAGGGTAAGACTTTTAACTATGAGAAGATTAAAAATTTCAAGTATTCATTGCTAAACGGCTGGGAATTAATGGAAGATGAGTTAAAAACTGAATTCATAAAGATGGCAATCAAAAACATTCATTTTGAATATGTAAAAGGAATTAAAGGGAAGCGCCAGAACTCATTGAAGATTACGGGTATAGAGTTTTATTAATTGGAAGTTCGGAATAACTATGCAGATACCTGATACACACTTCCAACAAAAACAACCACACTCCTAAATTAATAGGTGGTGTGGTTTTGTTGTATTAAAAAACCGAATTTAATATATCTATGTTTTATTTAACATGAATCGCCTTGTTATTTAAAAAATACACCTATTATAATACCGATAATACTTACAACAGTAGGTGCAGCTATACCTATCCAAAAGCGATTACTAGTTAATTTTTTATCGTTGATTTCATCTTTCAAATTTTTTATTGCTAAGTCTATGTCTTTACTCAACGAAATTTGTGACTTTTTTATACTGTCTTCAACTTTATCAAATCTAGTATCTAAGTGCCTTTTGTGTTCCTCAAATTCCGGTCTAGTAATGTATTCATAACTCATATTACCACCCTCCACTTTTTTAAAGGCTAGATTTCCACCAATACTGTCACTTGTATAAAACTCACTACCATCTACTCTATAATTATCATATCGTGGATGATCATTGATTTTAACGATATTATTCATCGCCATAAATTTCGCTCATTTCATTTTGAAGAGTATCAATATCTTTAATTTTTCCGTGCATATTTTCATATTGTGATAAAGCTTGTTCTAAAGCTTTATTTAATTGCTTTGCTAGACTAGGATTCATAATAATTTTTTTATTACTTAAAAATCCGCTAGGGGTATGTTGTTTGAAATCCACCATAAGATCTGTGATGCTTACCTGCACATCTAAAGCGTTAGCATAAAATATTTCATAGCTTTCACCAAAAATATAATCATTACTTTTATTTAATTCAACATTAAGTTTTTCATTTTCGTCCATATATTTTCCTCCTACATTAACGTCTATATAAATAATATATGAGATAATCTGAGTTTAGTAGACAGAACATAATGGCGAACAAAAAACAACCACCCAGTAACTAGTATGGGTGGTTAAGGTGTGCCTTTAGTACTTAATAAAACCGATAATATGCTTTATTATGTCGCAAATATTTCAGCGACTTGTTATGCACCACCACACAAACTTACTCCCATTCAGGAACACAGAGCTTTGTCGCTCGTCAGCAACGTCATATGAATTCTCAGTTCATGTTGTGGTGACACTTTAAACGGTCTGTGCCAGTAGCGACCGAGTCATTTCAAGAATGACCATTTCACATTTATATTATAACATAAAAACCACCCAGCAACTAGTATGGGTGGTTTAAGTATGCAGTCAGCTTCTTACTGCTATACGCAAGTAAGCCCTCTGCACAGCCGGATTGGCTACCGGTAATGTGGTTTTAAGCCAGATTGGTTACTGGTAATGTAATTACATTATAACATAAAAAATAGGCAAGTACCGTAGTACCTGCCTGTTATCTACATTTAAATCTTGAGAGAAATGTTAAAAAGTTCTAGTAAAATAATAGCACATTTTATCTTTAAATGTAAATAGAAAGCAGGTATGTAACGCACCTGCTCAAATAGACATGACTATGTCATTCTAACTGATTTCTCCCCATAAGTCACCTAATATCTGATTAGGTGGGGCAGAACCATTCCATGTTCTAATAGGCAAGTAATAACGTTGCCCCTCCCATGTATATCCTACCCAAACATGACCATCTTGTAACATCACTTCTGTATAATCACAATATCCACCAGGTTGGAATTGGTAAGCTACCGGGCATGATAAGAATGGTCCTATTTTTCTTACAGTGATTGGTTGATTACCGTTTGTGAATCTAGCACTTTCTTCCATGTAGTAAGTACCATATTTATTACGTTTCCATGCACTCGCAACTGGTTTAACTGTATTACTTGAAGCGCTTGACTCATTAGAGACAGTGGCAACTGGTATCTTACCGTCCATATACACTCTAATTTGCTTGATAAAGTAGTCTTTAAGTTGTAATTGTTTATCTTCCGGCAATAGGCCACGAGTTACTGGGTCAAAACCAGTGTGCAATACTGAGCTTCTGTGTGGGCATGATGTTGAAGTGAATTCGTTGTGTAATCTGATTGTATTTCTGTTTGCTGGTAATCCCCATTTTTTCAACAATCTAGCGCATTCTTGGAAAGTCGCCTGTTCATTTTTTAAAAACGTCGCATTATCCGCTCCCATTGATTGACACACTTCAATACCGTAATAATATTTATTGCCTAATTGGTTAGCAGTATGCCAACCTACTTGTGATTCATCTAAGGCTTGCCACACTGTGTTACCTGATACATAACTATGCGCAATACCTGCCTCTAGTCTCGATAAAGGCGCATTAACTAACCCATTACGATATGCTTCAGCAGTCGCTCCTTTGCTTCCTGCGTCGTTGTGTATAACTACGTTTGTTTTGTTAGGTCGTTAATCTAACTCTAGGTTTATCCCTAGCACTCTCATTACAAGACGTGACCAGACTATATGTTTCTATCTACATGAGATAGTTCTTCTTTCGAGTTCACTTGAACCCTACGAGGACGCAATCCTCTAGTCGTTGAACATTCTCCTTGTACTAAGAAGTATTTAGGAGTAGTGCTGCTAAACAAACCAATCCTTAAACTTGTTAAACCTTCACAAAGTCTTTTCAGCTTTATTGTGGTATTAAGGCTCTAAGGTTCTTCAAAGCAATTTATGTTTTTAGTACATATACATCGCTATATATGCAGCGCTTAAATGAATTCCCATTTATATTTATAACAGTGATTTCTTTTACCACGTATTGCGTCGCTAATATGATTACCATATCCCTGTCTTTTTGCTTCAGCAATAGATGGAAAATAAACTTCTTCTCCAGTAATTATATGAGTTCCTTTGATTTTCTTACTTCTTTTACCATTTGTAGATTTTTTAATAGATCTTTCGATTCTAGTTCCATAATTATTATTTTCTTTAGAAGTTATATATTCTAGGTTTTCTAGACGATTATCACTTTTATCTTCGTTTTTATGATTAACTTCATAACCTAACTTCTTCTCTCCGACAAATGCTTCCATAACCAAATTGTGAACGTATCTTGATTTTCTTATGCTATTTTTATTTAAAGTGACTTGAAAATAATCAAATGCTACTTTATTTGGTTTTAAAATCACAGTCGGGTAAGTTCTTGTCACAGAACCTCCATGTTTAACAACTCTTTTTAAGGACTTAACTCTGCCCATATTCGAAACCATATAATAACCTTCGTAATTTATAACATCTTTCCAAATCTCTGTCATATCAGCACCCCTATATCATTATAAAGGTACTATATCATATTTATGAAAAATTCACTATTATTTACGCCTTTAGGGTTACCACCACGTTTAGGAAGGTCATAACCTTTAACCACATCTTTGATAATTTTAAGTTCTACCGCTTTAGGTTGTGGCTTAGCTGTTTCCTTTTTAGATGCTTGCGTAGGAGATTGTATTGATCGTGGAGCTGTTTCGCTTTTGAAGTTAGGACGGATAAACCACATAGGGAAATCGTAAGCATGTTGTCGTCTTGTAACTTTTTCCCAACCCCAGCCGGGTTGTTCGATTCTGTCAGTCCAGCCACCGCCTAGCCAATTCTGCTCATATACAATGATATAATCTAAAGTTGCTTCAATTACCCATGCTACGTGTCCGTATCCTGCACCGTAATTGCTACCGAATACAACCATGTCGCCGGGTTGTGCCAAAAAGTCTGGTGTATTTTGGTATACAGTAGCTAGTCCGTTAAAATCATTAGCACTTGGGATGTCTTTGGCACCTACACCTTTTAAGTTGTAGCCAAATAAGACTTGCCAACCTGCATTGGCATAGTCAAAGCATTGAAATCCATACCATCCGTCCGCATTATATTGTTTTCCCTCAGATGTTTTCAACCACTCTATAAACTCTTTTTTAGTTAGTTTTGCTTGCATTGTCGCCACCTCCATGATGATACTCATTCACATCAAAGCCAACATCGTTAGAGGCGTCTGTGAAAGGTTGTGATGTATCATATTCTTTTGGTGCTTTCGTGCTTAATTCCGGCGTTAAACTGCTGTCTTGTGATGATTTCCACGTAACTTGTTGTTCTTCTTTATCGCTATCTCTAGGCGCTTGATATGTCTGTGCTATAGATGAATCTGAGACGCCTTTTGACGTTGGGTCAGTAATAACGCCAATCCCTGTAAGTAGCGTGAGGATAGCACCTATAATCGCGCTGGCTTGATTTAATTGAGTTGATAAATCGAATCCGAATAAATCTGTGATTTGTTTGATAAATAACAACAATGCACCAACTAAACCTGTTAATACTGCTTTATTTTTAAATCTCAATTTCCAGTTAATATCCATTTGTTTGCTCCTTTTATCCAAAATAAAAAACGACTAAAAAATTAGTCGTTTAAAATTATTCAATGGTCAATGTCGGAGATCCTGAATAAACATCACTTATAGTGACGTACAACATCCCTGAAGGATTACTAAAGTTGATATTTTTACTTGCAACTCCGCTATTGACTCCTGATATTCCTAATTCACTTGACCCTAAATTAGTTTGCGAAACCCTCATTATACCGCTACGTACATTTTCTATTGTCACCTGATAACTTTTATTAGGTTCAACTCCGTTTATTGTCCATTTTGCTGTTGAATCTTCTATGCTATCCGGATATTTATTTTTAGGTAAGGGTTTTATTACAAAAGATGAAGGCTTTTTCCATACTTGGATATTTCCAGCATATACTTTTGTATATTCTTCGCCTTCGTAAATAAGCTTCTTTACATTTTTAAAATTACCTTCCATAAAAATCACCCCTTAATTAAATAAAGTGTATTAGGGTCTTTTTGATACAAATAATTATATTCTGTTTCACTGCCTGTCCAAATATTCAGTGACGGCTGCGAAGAACCGATAGGTTGATAAAGTTTATCTGCTTCCTCTTTTGTAAAAGCATTTGATGATAAAAGATAACGTTCATCATGACTGTGATTTATGTCTGATTTTTTTGATAAAGCATTTTCTAATCCTTCAATCTGTTTGATTGTATGACTATGATTTTTATCTGCATACAAACTGTTTAATGATTGCTTGAATCTCTCAAAATCTTCTGTACTAACTTTTGAGCCAATCTGTTGCAATACACTTTCTGAAATAGAGTTGTTTTGTATTGCTTCTGCTAATTCTCTTAATGTATTCATAGATTCAGGTGCGCTATCAACTAGTTCAGCAATTTTTGAATCCGTATACGTTTTAGAGTCGTTGAGAGTTGTATCTTTGATTTTTTTAACTTCTTGCAATTTATTTTCTAACCCTTCAACATTTGCGATATTGATTTTGTCCAATAACTCAGGTTCTGCTTTGATATCTGTATCTTTACCATCAATTTGCCACATTTTAGTGTCAGGATTGATTGATACTACAGTACCGTTTTTACCGGGTGTGCCTTGTTCTCCCTTTTTACCTGTATCACCTTTCGCACCAGGTTGTCCCGGTTCGCCTTTATCACCTTTCGCACCTTTAAATCTACTTTCATTCTTTTCGATGTAAGAAATGACATCTTTATCTATTTTCTCTTTAAAGTCTTTGCTCAATAAATCTGTCGCGTTATCTTTTAAAATTCTCGTAATAGCATCATCTACCAATTTAACATCGATTTCTTTTGCTACAGCAGATTCAATACCACTATCAACGATATTGAAAGAAAAGTTCGCGACATGTATTTTTTCTTCTTCTTTCTCTAAAAACAGCTTACAGCGAACATAACCAGCGTGTTTGATAACCTTTTTAGGTATCTTGTAGGTAATGAATCCTTTTACAACATCATCGATAATAAGGGGCTCATTTTTGAATATAGAGCCATCTTCCATAAACAAATGTAATCTAGGTGTTAAGCCGTGTGCTTTTAGATCGATACGACCTTGTTTGTCATTGATACCTATTCTTATAGATGCTGTATTTTCATCTTCAGTGTAAAATCGACAGCCAATGTCACCTAAGTCAACACCATCATTTTTTATTCTCGTTTCAACATCTTTTATTTTGTACATTTATACACCTCTTTATTTATATTTATCTCTTATAAAGTAGATACCTTTTAAGCCGATTTTTTTATATAGCTTAGCGATTGTACTTGCTTGATGTTGGCACCACTCTATAGCAGTAGCATATTGATGTGTAGCTGGATTTTTAGGATTCCATCTAATTCGGTACAATGTGTTTTGCCCTTTGTTGATGTAATCCTTTCTTACGAAGCTAGCACCGCCCATGATTGCTTTTGCTGGAGATGTCCAACCTTTATTCCTAGCAAACGTCATTGCGTAGTTAGGATTGTTGTCGTAAGCGCCAATGCCGAAGTAGTTGTATACTCCATCTTTTCCGTTAGCGAAGTTACTTGTTCCATATCCACTTTCTAAGAAAGCATGCGCGATTAAATAAATTTCATTAATGTTGTGCTTTTTACAAGCTTCTGCGAACGCTTTACCTTGATTATTCAATGTCCCCTTACCTTTAAGTATCTTATTAAGCGAACTAACTGAAACGCCTTGATACTTGCCTAAATTAAGCATTTGGTAGCACTGCGTGTTACTTTCCCATATTCGTTTAACATTCATTGCCGAGCCCGTTTGAGCTCGTGTAGCGTTAGCCCAGCCCCAAGCATTAGATTTTTTCGGGTTACCTCTTGCCATTTGTTTATCCAGTGCTTGTTTGAATGTATAAGGGCTCGTTTCAGTTATAATCTGCGGTTGTTTAGATGCCGAGCCATTGTTAGCTGTTGGTGATGAGTCTCTTACATTCGCTATATCAGCGTTTTTATTATCTACCATAACTTTTATTCTAGATTTTGTTACTGTTGGTTTAGTTATAGAATTTAATAATTTTTCTCTGTTTTTAAATATATTAAGTAATGCCTTTTCTAATGCTTCGTATTTATCTTTAGGGGCAACACCGTTGTCAATCATATTCCAATTAACATGTTCCAACATTGAACGCCAAATACTATCGTCTACTTTTAAATTCTCAATACTTAGAGGTATCTCATATTTGATCATCATATCTACAGCTACAACCATTGCGTGAATCTCGTTAAAAATAAATTCGTTTTTACTCGCACTATAATCTTCACATACGTCTATAACTATATAATCAGCTTCATTAGGAACTTCAAATACGGCTCTTCTAGGAGCCCAAATATTATGTCTATCAACATAAAAGTGTGGATATTCTACATCTTGCTTATATTTCTTTCTACTGTTATATAAACTTTCTACCGAGCTCATTGTTTGAGCGTTTCTAATCATTATCCCTTTAGGTTTTTCGAGTCGTCGATTACCCTCTACTATAAAGTGATAAATATATTCTGGATAATTAACTTCTTGGCTAGAAATTGTGTACTTTATAGTTGTTACATCTTTCCAAATTGGAACTTTTTTATTATTTTTTTCGTTATCATCACTATCATCTTCCGGTTTAGGTGCTGGTGTAGTTTTGTCTGGATGATATGGAGGTCTAACAAAATATTTAACACCTCCACCTGGTCCATCATGATAAGAGTGTTTGATTTTATACGGCGGACTTCCTGTTGCATTATTTGTATACCAGTTTTGATCCACACCATACCAATAGTCTTTTGTGCATGGCCCTACTACAATGTTCACATGACCTGCCCAACCACCAGTCCAAACACCCCAGTCGCCTGGTTGTGGTACAAAGTCTTTTGTATTTCTAATTATCTTGAAATCTCTACCTCTATAATTAGATTTCTGAGCCATAGCATCAGCATTTCCCCATGTTCTAAATCCCCAATATTTATCGAGTAAATAATTAGGCAAATCCCAGCATTGTGCTCCCATTCCAGAACCAGGTACATCAATAGCTATTTTGTTTTTAGCGATATACAACGCCCACTCTACTACTTCACTAGCTGTAGGTTTTCTGTTTTTTGGATTAGGTAATCCCATGTATGCACCTCATTTCAATCAAAATAAAAAGCCAGTGCCGAAGCACTGACTCTTAACTGTTATTTACATTTACCAAACCAGAAGCACGCCCAGAAGCTATATCCTAAAATCCCTTTAAGCATGGTAATCACCTCCTTTAAATACCAAAAATAGCTCTTAGTATAGCTATGACAATCGTACTAAAGATAGTCCCTATCAAACCGAGAATCCACATCTTGATATCTCTGATGTTTTTAGCATTTTTCTTTTTATTTTTTTCATCTTCAATCTTATCGCGCCTTAATTCTTCGAAATTTCTATCTAACTTGTCATAAATTTTTTCTTGCGTTCTCAGACTGTCTTCTATTCTGTCGAATTTTTCAAACATAGTCTTATCATTTTCTTCTAATCGCGTTAAACGCCAATCTTGTTCGTGTCGTTTGGTAAAGCCAAACATTACGCCACCTACTTTGCGTTAAATTAAAAAGCCACAAGCATTACACCTGTGACTTTTCATCTTTTGTTTCTGGATATTTTTCTCCAGTGATCAATGCATATTCTTCTTTGTCGATTACACCCATGTCTACGTACCACTTAATTTGGTCATTTTTATAGCAACCCCACACATAAAAAGTTTTAATGTCCTTGAAAGTTGGATAAATCATATTAATTTTCTCCATTTAAACGTCCCCCTCTGTATTTGTTTTACCAGCTTTTAGTTCAGTCAACTGTTGTGTTAACATAGCGTTTTGTTGCTTTAATTCCATCGCCAAAATGTTTACTTGCGTCACCTGCATTTGCATACTTGCAACCATTCCGCGAAGTTCTTCATCACTCAAATCTGATTCACTTTGTTGGCTTGATGCATTCGGTACGTCTTCTTTTTCAAAATTGCTGTTATATTTAATTTCGCCGTTAGTGAAAACAAACTTTCTAGGTTCAAACTCTTCTTTGAATTTGATAGGCACATTGTTATCGTCTACATCTAAACTATTGCGTAAACCGCCAGTATTAACGTATCCGATAACTTCATTTTTATCATTTACTGTGATTTTCATTATTTCCACCCCATAATTTTAGTTATAGTAACTTTGTTGGCATTCGCTCCAGAACCTGATGTTTTACCTAAATCAAAGTACACATCGTTATCTATTCTTAAAGTAGTGCTACTTGTTTTGGATAGTAAACACTCATAAATACCGCCACCGTTGCCGTCTGAGTCAACTACATTGGCTTTACTCAATTGAATCGCGTTAGGTAATGCGGTTAGTCCGAATCCCTCAATAACGCCACCTGGATAAGTTCCACTTACCAACAAAATAGAATAGTTTGTGTACGGTTCGGTTAGATTGATTGTTGTACCTACACCATTTGCTCCACCGTCGAACAATACCGTTGACTTATGTTCATTAGGAACTGTCCACTGTTGCTCAAGTCTTCCGTTTGTGATTGATCGTGTGTAAATCTTTTTAGAGTTATAAGGCGTGAAGTTAAATAGCTTGTTTGTATCATCTTTAACGAATACCGATAAATAACCCTCATAACTTTCAACGCTACCTGGTAAATCCGGCACTCTTGTTGCATAGTAATTACCAGCAGTTAAATATCCCAAATCGCCTTGCGCATTATTCAAGTTAACTTGTATTGATTGGCCATTCGCCTCTGTCATCTTATGTTGTTGCCAGCTCGTTGTTCCGAATTTATCATCTACATACTGCTTAGCTTGATTTAAAGCGTTGTTAGCCGTTTCTTCAACAAATTTCTTCGTTAATTCTTCGTCAACTTTTTTATAGAACTGATACCATGTGCCACCGATTTTATATTTTGTGTACTCATCATTTGAATCGTCTGGATACCATGTAGCACGAGCTGTACTGTCATCAACAACATAAACAACTAACAAGCCTGATTTCCCTAAAGTATTCGTAGTTGCTGAAACTTCAGAACCATCATCAACGCCATCTTCTTTAGGCGTCTCTAAAGTGCCTATATCTTTAAATGTTGGCGCATCTGTTGCGCTAGTGATATGAATAATCCTAGATGTGTTAACTGCGCTTAAAACACTATCTATGGACTGCTCATACGATTCAATTGCTTTACCGTAATCATCTGTAAGTTTAGACTTTTGCCAATTTGTTGTTGAATTACCTTTAACAAGGTCAGCGCCATTGATTTGTTGTTCAACTTCGTTAACACGTTCAAAAATCGCTTGCTCTTTATCAACAATTTTCTGGAACTCGCTATTTATATATTGAACGGCTTTGTCTTGTGTTGTTGTAATCATCTGTACCGCTTCATTTTGTTTAATTTCTAATCTTTGAATACCTTGATTAATACGACTATCAATTTCAGTAACCAACGATTTTGTATCACTTAAACTTTTCTTTAAGTCCTCAACTTCTTCTTTAACACTTTCTGTTAAGTCTTGAATTGATTTGATATAAACCAATTTTGTTTTGCCGTCGAAGTTACTAATTAAATCATTCTCAATATTGAAGCTAAATTGACGCTCTACAATTACGTTATTGCTACCGTTTTGAGTAAAATATGCTTGCGCATGTACTCGACCAGTGTATTTTAAGAACTCGTTTGGGATAACGTATTGCATTCGTCCATTAATTGCATCAACAATTGTAAGTTCATCACTAATATAAGCGCCGTGTTCATCGTCGAAGTTATCCGTCTTAAGCACAATACTAGTCATCGCATTATGTTTGCTGATTGATAACGGTTTATTATTCTTAGTTACTGCAAAATTTAAAACACCAGTTCCTCTATCTGATTCATAGAAACTGATGTTTGTGTCAATAATTGGATTATATTGTGATGTTGTTTGTAACTCGATTAAGTTATCATCTTTCGAAAAATTATCTACTACCATTATTCAACCTCCTTACCTTCTATTATGCTCCAACCACTATTACCACCAGTACCAAAGTTTCTAACGAAAAACTGGTGAGCAGAAGCAAAGTTATTACGTCTTAGCACTTGTGTTGTGTTACCCGGTGTATTTGATTTTACTTCTAACACCCAGCCTGCAATACCTTTGTAATCTTTAGGGAAGTCAGAAAAACGTTTTGATTCTTCAGTGGTGATATAGAAGTCTAAACCAACAATTTTTAAATCAGACAATTTCGTGATGCTCTTAGGGATATGTTCCCAATAACCAGCACTTTGTGGGTTAAAATTCCATGAACCGTTGTTTTTCTTGTTAAAGATGTCGATAACACGTTCAAATTTGAGCATATTTCTACCTGTGCTGTTTCTAGTTAGTACTTGTCTTAACGCACCATTATAATGACCAGGCAGTACATCAAAGAACCAACCTGCATCTCTAAACGCTTTCGGTAACGGGAAATCTAACGCATTTTGTGTGTCTTGCGTATAGATATAGTAATGACCAACTTCCGTAATATCACTTAGATATGCTGGGTTCTGTATCGGTAACGGTTTAACACGTCCGCCTGAATCAGTCATTGATACTTGAGGTGCAATGTTTTTTAAGAATTGGTTTACACCTCTTTGACCGATAGAATAAATTGAGTGATGTCTGTTGTTACCTGGTCCAATAGTTACCCCAATTAAAAGTGCTTTACGTCCTGTTTCTAGATCGTAATACATATCTAGACCCTCAGCTTCTTGGAAGTCTCCTTTAAAGTTATTATTCACACCGCCAATATCGATACGTCGTTTAAATAACAATTCTTTTGTTTTTATATCGAAACCTTGTAAGTAGTTAGGGTTGGCTGTATTCGAATCACCTGTATACCAATATAAGATACCTGCATCATAAGTGATACCTTGCATAGGTTGTGTATCTGAAGTGTATTCCATAGGTATATCCATTTGATACAATACTTTGTCTATACCTTTATCAATATCGTCAGCACTTCTTACTTCAATGAAATTCAATGAATTCTTAGCTTGTCTTTCAGAAGCTTTATATTCACGTCTGAAAATCATTAAATTTTCTATAGGATTATAAATCGCTGACGTATATCTGTCGTTAAATATATTCGGCATGACATCTTGCATTTCATTACCATAAGTTATTTCTCCAGTTCTATATTGGAAACGTACAAACTTGTTGTTTTTGTTACTGTCCAATACAGCTGAATAAATCCATAATTCTCCATCAATGTATCTATACGCATTGTGTGTACCGTGACCGCCGTTTTTAACAAGCAATCTATCAATAAATTGTCCGTTGGGCTTCAATCTAGATAACATGTAATGATTACCTGGACGAGCTTGCGTCATATAAATAATTTTCGTTCTAGGGTCTACCCAAAATGATTGCATTACTGCGTTAGTATATGGCGATAAATCTGTGATGAATTCCGGTTCTTGCTCTTTTGGTTCGAATCGGTATTCTGTAGCTCGATATTCTTTATAGTTTTCATCTACAGCTTTCTCAACCTTTTTAGTGAAAGCATCTAGTGTTGAATAATCATGATACAAACGATCTTGCAATGTCTTATGATCATAACCAGTATTATCAACACGCGCGTCTTTTACTTCGTTGATACCGTCGCCGTTATGACCTAGTACCATATTGCTGAAACGGCCGTTTAGATACGTTAAAAAATCAGAGACGCTACTTGTGACATTTAAATGCTCATACTTTATTTGCTCTCCATTATGTGCAAATACCTCTTTATTTCTATGGTATTCAAGAGAGAAATTAAAATCAGTCAGCATGTCTGAAATAAGCTTGAAATTATACTCATTTTCATCTACATATCTGTAATCGAAAACTCTACTTAAGTCTGTAATTAATTTGTTATCCATGTCTTCCTCCTTTTCTATCCGTAAAACTGGTAATAATTTTTAATAAGTTCGTACATAATAACTTCATGACCCCTCTCGTTCGGATGCAATCCGTCTGGCATACTTGATTTTCTGAACGCTGGATTATATGGCTTAAAATAATCTGTATGATAGGCATCATATACTGGTACATCCAATTCACTACAAGCCAATATCTGAGCGTTGACATAATCCTCTAACGTTAACCCTAATTTGTTTTTATCAGTATCTTTACGACGTATCGTTGTGCCACTCATAGGACATTGTCTAGTAGCTGTCATTACAAGTATTTTTGAAGTTGGATTATTTTTCCGAATAACTTCAATTGCAGAACAAAAGGCACCATAAAACGTTTTAGTATCCGTTTTATCAGTGCCTATCGGTACGCCTGCCCAATAACCATGTAACCAGTCATCATCTGTACCTTGTAATATGATTAGGTCTCCTCTTATTTGCTCTGCTTGTCTATAAATGCTGTTTTCTACCGCTTCTTTACCTATTGGAACTGTTGCCATTGTAGCGCCACCTCTTGCAAGGTTTGTTGTTTTGGCTTTTAATTTATTACCTAACATTTCAGTGAAATTTGCTTTCGCATGTGATCCTCTAGCTACAGAATCGCCAATCGTTCCAATTGTTTTTACATCTTTAATGTTTGATTTATCTATAAAATCATGAACGATAGTGCCGTCAGATGTAGTCACAGTTTTAGAGCTTACCTTCTGTTGTTTATCTTCAATCAAATCAGTTCTACTCATCAAATCGAGTGTTGATTTAGCTATTGACGCTACTTTAGACTTCAAGTTTTCTGCCGCTTTACTAGGATTAGAAAGGTTAACATCATTTAATCCAGAAACATAGTTAGCTGCAGTATTAACTTTTTTCATATATCGTTGTTCTCGATTAAACTCACCAAGCGTTACATCTTGCTTAACAATTACATTGTTTATACCCCTAATCGTTTTAACTTGTACTATACGGACTAAATCATTCAAACCTAGTTTGGTAGATTTTATTTGTACTATGTCTCCGGGTTGTGGGTCTGCTTCTGGATATGATTCTCTTAACACCAAAAAGTCCAAAGACAAAGATTGTTTTAACGACTTTTTCAATCTCGATTGTAATTCTTTATCCATAGTTTCTTGGTCAGTCACTTTACCATCTTTAAATGGTTCTGCGTGGATGTCGCCGTATATTTCAGCTAATGCACTTCTAGCTTCCATTACGAGCCCAGCGTGTTCGAATGTTTCTTCTCCTGAATAATTACCATATCCTCTAATGAAGGTGGCGAAATCACTTGCATCTTCCTCGAGTTTTATAGCGTTGGCGTTGACTTCGTCAGAAATAAAATAAGACGCTTTTTGATTTGCAAAAGGCGTCAATACAAACTTATATCTGTCTTTCTTTTTGTCATACGTTATTTTATATTCTAAACCGAAATGTTCTAATCCCTTTTTAAACATTTCTAACCTTGTATCGCCTTCGCCACCATTTTCAAACTTCGAAGACTTAACCTTACCTTCGACTTCAAAAAGCATTCCAGTACCTTGAAACACAATGTTAAAATATCTTTCTACTGTAAAAGATCCTGTTACATTAACATAAATCCTATCAATCATTAACTTGTCTATAGGAATCTCTCTAGCAGTACATTCAACCAGTTGTCTGTCGCCTTCTGATTTCCTATCAATGACAGTTATTACATATTCTTTCTTGTCGTTTTCACCTTCGACATGACTAACAATCCATCTTTTCCCTATAGCGTTAATAACTTCATAAGTATATTTATTTTCTAGAATATCAAAAGTTAATACACCGTCAGCATTAACTTTTTTTACTAAAGTTGTTTCTACTGGTACAGGTGCGCCATTACCTTTAGGTGGTTTAATAGTTATTGTCATTCTGACACCTACTTATAATAAAATTTCAAATCAAACTGAACTTTTTGTACCGTTTGATTAAACTCAAATTTATTAGCTCCGTATTTAAATTTTGGTTGGGCTATATTCGTTTCGGTACTTATTTCAACACCGTTTTTATAAACTCGGAAGCTATCATAAACAATTCTGTCTCCAGCTTTTAGTTTGATCCCTTCGATTTTCATTATTTCAGCATGCGTTAAATTCCATACAAACGATTCTGTATCTTCGCCTAAAATAATTGTTATCTTTTTATACATGTTGAATTGGTCGTTAGGAGCACTACCATGATAGTAAACTGTACCTTTGCTCAAATTTTCAAATGTATACTTTCTTTTGTCTCCGCCTGCATGCCAATCAATATTAAAATCAAACGACCACAATCCAACCTTTTTGTTTTCTTCTAACTCTAGGCTTGTTCCAATACTTTCACCGTATGGTAATTCTGTAGTTTCGAATTTTAGTTCAAAAGAAACTTTATTACCTTTTTGTTTAGGGTTTATAACTCCGTTAAAAATAACTTTATACTGTTTACCATTTACATAAATTTGTTGATCGTGTCTTGAATATTCATAATCCGGGAAGTTGTTTTTATCTAATTTCACGTAATCATCAGAAGTTGGTTGCGTAAACCTGTAATTCAACTCTTCTTTTCTTCTTATTTCTCGCAAATACATAGGTTCTATGTCTGTCGTTAACGAATACAACATATCTCGCATATAAGCAATGTCTGAACGATTTTTTACCACACAAAAACAAGGAACAACTATATCTCTACTGATATAATTGCTCCCCATTAATATACGACCGTTCATATTTTCTTTATCTTGATACTTTGTGTTGATTTGCATACTATCAATTACTATATCGTTAACGATAAACCCGTATTCACTTAATTTGATTACAGTACCATCTTTTTTTGTTAATTCTATGTCCATTTGTAACCTCCTTTATAAGTAATACTCAGAATTGCGTTTAGCATTTCTGCCGTTAACAATACTAGTAAGCGCATCGTTATTAACATCGAATTCAACTTTAACAGTTTTCATGTTCGGTGATGTTTCAATAGAATGTGTGTGTTGTACTTGCGCATTTATATTTCCACCTAAATTACTTAAGTTTCCTGTAATACTAGAAATGTCAGGTGCGTTTAATGTAGGTTGAAATGCATCAACTACTTTATCTGCAACATTAGAAACATTACGGATAACTTTACTTGAATGATTATCTATACCTTTAACGAAACCTAGCATTGAATACATACCAACATCCATGAATTCACGTGAAGGTGAGTGAATACCCAAAGCACTTTTAGCTGCATCTAAAGCTTTCTTAGCAACATTTTTAGCTGCATCTACTAATTGACCAGCCATTTGTCCAATACCTCTAATTAAACCACGGATCATATCAGCACCTGCAGACACAAAATCTCCTATAAAGCTTTTTATTTTATTTACTGCATTTGTCATACCTTGACTAACTTTGTTTACAACATTAACGAATCCTTGAATAACTCTATTAACAAAGTTAATTAGCGTACTTGTTATAGTAGATACCCATTGCATACCTTTAGTCACGATGAAGTTCCAAGCTTGAGACATTTTGTCTGATATAGTTGATACAACTTGTGTGAATATGCTTACAACTTTATTCCAAATTGTCGTTAATATACCAGATAAGAAACTCCAAATCGTATTCCATATATTAGAAATAAAACTCCATGCCGCTTGTAACGCAGTAGATATAGTTGTAGTGATAGCGTTCCAAACCTTAGTTGCCACAGTAACTATAGTGTTCCACAACGTTTGTAAGAACGTCCAAATAGCGTTCCAAATTGTCATTGCGATAGTCATAATTGTGGTAAATACTGTAGTTATTACAGTGACTAACAAATTCCAAATCGTAGTAGCGATTGTAATTATCGTGTTCCAGATTGTACTTAAGAATGTCCAAATAGCTGTCCATATCGTCATAACTATTGTCATTATCGTCGTGAAAACAGTTGTGATGATTGTAACTAAAAGGTTCCATACTGTTGTTGCAATAGCGATAATTCCATTCCATAGCCCTTGCAAATAAGCAACTATTTGATTCCAAATAATCATTATAAAATTGTATACATTTGATACTGCTGTAGTGATAGCTTTTAAAATAGCATTCCATACAACCGAAGCTACAGTTTTCAACACATTCCAAACTGTAACCATAAATGTTTTTATCGCATTCCAAGCATTTATAATAAAGTTTCTGAATCCTTCATTTTTATTCCACAATAAAACAAATATAGCTATTAATGCAGCGATTACACCAATTACTATTGTTATTGGACCACCTAAAATACCAAACACAGTTACTAGTCCTGTGATAGCATTTCTAATTAATCCAATCTTACCGAATAACAATTGGAATATAGCTGTAACTAATTTTATTGGACCTTTTAATGATGTCATTGCCTTACTTAATACTAAAGTTCCTGTTTTAGCCCAACCAAACTTAGTTACTAATGCGACTAATCTTGCTGCTAATGGCCCCAGAAAATCCATTACCGCTAATATTGGAGCAATTAAAAATCTAAATGCACCAACTAAAGTTATAATGACACCAACTAATTGTGCTGTAGCCGGATGCGCCTCAAACAAGTTAGCTATCCAACCAGTTATTGCTACTGCAACGCGTAATACTGCACTAGCTATAGGAGCCATTGCTGTTGCGAATGCAACTAATCCTCTTGCGATGTTTCCAATCAATTGCATTATTAGTGGTCCATTAGTTTGTATATAGCTGACAAAATCTTTAAACCCTTGTGATTGTCCAACTTGTTCAGACCATTCTCTGAATTTAGCAGTCATCTGTTCAAGAGACTGGAAGATTCCAGTTGATGATCCGCTGAATGCATTCATCAAATTGTTAATTCCAACGAAAACATTTTTGAAAATATTACCAATGATAGGTAAGTTTGTTTTTGTGTATTCAATAAAACGAGTTATCGAATTTTCTCCAGCTGCACTATTAGCCCAGTTAGAGAAAGATTGACCTAATCTATCCAACCAATCAGCCGACCATTGAAACAGTGGCGCTAATTGTGTGAATACATTGACTAATCCGTCACCGAAACCGCCTGCAGCACTTAATAGCTTGTTAAATACCGAAACACCAGTTGTATTCATCATGTTGAAGAACCTTGATGCTACACCGCTATTTTGAGCCCATTTAAGTACACTTTGAGACGCCTCTTCCATTCCTCTTGAAATACCACTAAAAAACGGTTGCAAGCTTTGCATTGCTGTTTTAACAGTATTTAAACCATTTGCAAGAGTTGTGAAGATAGCGGATTGATTTTGCTTTATAATATCAGTCCATGCTGACTTTACGCCATCTAAAGCTTTTTTGTATTCGTTTGTTGCTGAGCTAGCTTGTAAAGTGCCATCATTAAGCATCTTTATAGCGCTGATAGCCATTGCGCCAAATGCTACAAAGCCAGCGCCGGCTATTGCTACCGCACCACCTAAAGCAAGTACACCACCAGTTAACACTTTGATAGCGTTTAATAGTGCAAACACTACAGGTACTACGCTCGCTATTATAGGTATTAAAATGCTAAAAGATGAAGTTAGTAATCCACCAACCATATTAGAACCTACAGTACCGAACACACGGAACATATTAGCTAAATTCCCCATCTGTCTTTGGAAATTGTCGTTTGCTTTTATTATGTAGGCATAAGCTTTCTTTAAACCATTAGTATCTACATCTACCTTTGTTGTTTTTTTGTTCGGTAATGCGTCTAATGATTTTTTGAACGCATAAATAGTTGGTATAGAAAGTCCTGTATCTACCTCTAGTCGAGATCTAGTTTTGTTTGGAATACTTTTAAGCTCTTCTTTAGTGCGTTTTATTTTAGAGTTAGCAACACCATTGTCCACGTCTATAAAAGCTTTAGCTTTAGACCTATTTAATGCTTCAAGACTAGCTTTAGATACTTTTAACACTCGATTGAATTTACTGTTATCTGCATTGACGTCAATATTGACACGTTTCTTTTCCAGTTCGGATAACTTAGCTTCTGCTTCAGCGATATCTTTAGTTAACTTTTGTTTTTGTAGTTTAACTTCTGGGCTAGCTTCTTTGGAGTTAAGTTTGTCTAGTTCAAAATTTGATTCTAATATCTTTTGTTGTAAGTCTTGTATACTAGCATCTAATTTAGCTTTTACATTTTTGTTGCTAAAGGCATCTAAAGACTTTTTAGCAACCTTGATAGTTTTTTGTAATTTTTTATCGTTAGCGTTTAATTCAACATCTTTAGTTTGATCTGCTACTCTTTTGAATTTTTGTACAGATTTAACCGCACTATCAATTTGCTTTTTGAATTTAGCTACACTTGCTTCAATAGTCGCTTTAATTTTATATTCCGTCACATTAACACCTCTCTTTCTATTGCTTATTAAATTCTGCTATAACTTTAAAGAATTCATTATTTTGTGGTTCGTATTCATCACGTTCGCTACTAAATCTTATATCTTTACCTTCGTTAAGCCGTTGGATATTTTCTTCATAAGGCAATACGTCGTTTGCGTTGTTAAAAACATATTCCTCTTTAGGTTTATTTTCTGTCCCAACATTTTTAGTAGCTGCAGCATCACGAATAGCAAACGCAAGTTTGTAACGTTCGAATTCTTGGGTTAGCATTTCATACTCTTTCGCATACATTCGATAGTTATATTCTGTTAATGTCATTTGCTCAATAACGTTCAAATCTGTAATACCAAGTGTTGACATACAAGTTATAACGATTCTGTCGTAAGTTATTAGGCTTCCGCTGGTTTCTCTTCCGTTTCCACTACTTCGACTAGGTTTCGGGTCATAGGTCGCTTTCCCAACTCCGTTAAAATATCCGAACCAAATTCTTCTAGTCCAATATTTTCTGCGATTTCATCTAGTGCTTCATCAATGTTATTAATAGTAATTGCTTGTTTTTTCAAGTGAGATGTAGATGCAATTAAAACTTCGCCAATCACAACAGGATTTCCACTCTCTAAACCTACAGGCAACATTGATACACCTTGACCGATAGAAGCTTGCTCAACTTTTAAACCTAATCGGTTATCGATTTCTCTTAAAAATTTAAAACCAAAACTTAATTCTAATGACTTTCCGTTAATTTCTACATTCATAACTTAAAATCTCCATTCATGATTAATTTAAACAAAATAAATAGGGCTTAACGCCCTATTTTTATACCTCTCCTGGTGTAACCGTTGATGAATCTACTTTAGGTTGTGGAATTGCTGTTAAATCTTCGCCAGTTAATGCATCTGCTTTTGTAGTGTCGTGGAATCTGTATCCAGTCGCCTTAAGTTTCTTTGTTACAGCCTCAGGTAGTGTTGCAAATCCACGTTGGAAACGACCATTCACTCCATATTCATATTCATATTCATCAATACCGTTAGCTTCTGCTTTTAATTCAAATTTATTGTGGAAACCTTGGAAATATTTCGCTTTAAATTTAGCGGAATCCCCATTTTTGCCTGGTATTCTACTTTCAACTTCCCAAGCCTCATACAATACGCGATCTACAACTGCATCTTCAATTTCATCTGCAAAATCGTCACCATAAAACATTTTAGCAGTACCAGACATTGTTGATTCAACTGAACCACCAGTGTTATAAGACCCATCCATCGTATCCTCTGTATCTGTATCAGCTTCATGTGATAAGCCGTATTCAGTTAAAAAAAGCATTTTAGTAGCATCTACTTTTTCGCCAGCTTTTCTAAACAAAATAATACGGTCATTACTATTTTTCATATTCGCCATTCAATATTCCTCCGTTTTTTAAAATGTTTTGTAAGATATCGTTATTGATGTGTGTAGCAATTCTTGATTAGTAGTATCATCGACTAACTGTGCGATGTTAGTATCATCTTCTTCAAAGTCATAATCGTTTGTTTTAACGCTAGGTGTTAAATCATCGATACACCTTTTAACAAGTCCGTCATGATGTCCTAAATCATCGCTTACACTCCAAATATCAATAACTAAATTCGTATCGCCAGAATAACTATCAAACGTGTACTTACTTCTATTTGACTCCGGCATTTTTATTACAAAAAAAGGATACGGAATCTCTTGTTGCATCTCTTTACGAGAAATAACAGGGAATCCATATCCTTGTAGCGTTTCATACGCTTTATTATAAAGTTGTAAGTTCGGTGTCATGCTTTTATCTCCTATTCAAACAACGCTTTCAATTCTTCTACAGTTGATTTCCTAATCACTTCGTATACCGGCCACATAAAAGGTTCAGCCTCCATGTATCGAGTACCAAATTCTAAGAAACCACTATAAGCTGCATGCGATGTGATAGTGTATTGCAAATCGCCAGTTTTTTTATATCTGATATTGCGTGATAAATTACCAGTCCAATAACCCTTATTCATTACTTCTCTAGCTTTCAATTTAGCTCGTACTACATATTCTTTGGCGTTTTCCTGTAAAATATCATCTACATCATCATCAATGTTGGTTTTCATATCGTGAAATTGGTTTAACAGTGCGTCTAATCCATCTATATTCATCAATTGACCTCTTCGATATAATATGACGTTTCGTGTCTGTATATCCTTGTATCAACTATCTTGTAGCGAATGCCATTAACCAACACGTGGCTAACAGGGTAAGATATTGATTCTTTTATCCTCAGAACACTTACATCGTTTTTTACATCACCAAATTCAAGTTGCTTTCTTGCTCTAGAAATGGGGTTAATATTGCATGGTATCGCATCATAAGTGATTAGTGTGTTTTCTTTTTTGCTAGTTTTAGGATTGTAAGTTGCTACTTGTTCTAATTGAAAAACAACTCTATCTTCATATCTCAAAAGAACACAGCCCTTCCTTTTTTAGTTCTCGTTCTAGCATTAAAGTAATTATCAATAATAGCTTCATACTCCTTGAAATCGTTCAATTCATACGCATTGCTACGTCCGTCAACCGCTTCTGATGTCATACCTTCAGCACCAATCCTGTTGTAGCGTTTAACTGCAACTTCTTTAATCATGTAACTAAACCTTTCCGGTATTTGTTCAACTTCAATAGGTAACATTGATAACAACTGGCTTTCACAACTTTTTATGATTTCTTCTAATTGTTCATCTTGCTTTTCATCTTTAAGACCAATACGTTTTTTTACATCAGCTAGCGTAGTCATATAACCACCTACTCTAGTGACTCAAAAGCATTGATAATTTCAGCTTTTGTTTGTTTTTCATCAACTTGTAAGCCAGCAACACTTGCTATTTCGACAAGTTCTTTTTTGGTTAATTTGTCATTTACAATGTAAATCATTTGTTCGTTGCGTTTATTTTCAACACTAGCTAAAGCTTTGATACGTTCATCTGTAGGATCATAACCTTTGCGAGGGTAGACATGCCCTTTCATATAGACATGTCTGTTATCTTCTAAATCTGTAAAATCTACTTTAACAATTCCAATGATTTCGGGCATGTTACCACTCCTAATTATTTATTAAACTTCTCCTGGTACTGAATCTGTTTTTTTGTCAGCAGGCACTAATTTAGCGAATGCTTTATCGTCAGCGATGTGTAACGCTACATGCATAGTTGCACGCAATGCCACCATGTCTTGTTCGAATAAGTTTACAGGTGTGCCATCTTCGTTTTTAACTGTAGATAATTGTGCAGTTTCATCGATTTTGTATTCAATTAATTGAGGGATACCGTAAATCAACTTATCAAAGTCACCAGTAATTAATTCACCGCGTTTTAAATTGCTTGATTTAAGGTTAACCACAGGTAGACCATCTAACGTATCACTGTTACGGTCATAAATACGTTCCTTAGTTTCAGGATCTACAATTTTACGTAACAAGCTTCTGTTTTGTGTTTTTGAGATAAACGCATTTGCTTCTAATTCGTCATCTTCAAGTAATGCCTCTAAATCAATAATGTTATCTTGTGTGAAGTCACCTTTAATAACCTTATTAGTTTTTTCAATTGATTGTGCAATTGATTTACCGAATGGATTGTTACCTTGATTCAAAATACCCGCTTCATCAAACTTTTTATAGAATGCTTCAGCAATCATAGGCTTCATTTCTTCAAAGAATTGTGAATAAGTGTAATTCAAAAATTCTTTTGTTACAGGTAAGATAACCCCTAATTTAAACGCTCTCATAGTAGCATTAACCCATGTAGCTTTAGATGTTTCGATTTTTTGACCTTCACCTACCCAGTAAGCACCTGGTTTATCAGCCCAAAAAGTAAACTTCTTCTCAGTACCTTCCATTGGTTCGTACTTACCTAATTGCATAATTTTAGAGTTTTCCATAACCTCTTGTAAGATGGGCGTTGTGAATTCATTCATCAACGTGCCATCTTTCTTTTCGTGCATCATTACATTATCAGGGTTAAATACTTGCGGTTTAACATTGTTACTCGCAAAATGTTGCAAATTTAATTTTAATTTTTGTGTTTGTTCCATTTAAATGCCTCCGTTAATTTTTAATAATTCTTTTTTGTCTAGCTATTTCAGCTAAGTTTTGCGGTTTATTTTTAGTCGAGTGATTAAATGAATCTCCACCAGTCAATGGCGATTGTCTAGCGTTAATCTTAACCGCTTCATTAACCGCTTTTTTTACTGCATTAGAAAAAGCTTCAACATTCAATTTAGTTTGTTCAGCAGTATCTGTTACAACTAAATTAACAACCTCATCTGATGAATCAACTTCTGCTTCACTTAACATTTTTCGTGCTTCTGAACGCATTTCATTTAATTGTTTTTCTGAACGTAGTTGTTCCAACTCTTTTTCCATTTGTTCGCGTTCATATTCAGCGATTTGATCTTTGTTCATTTTTGCTAATCGTTTAGCTTCATCAACAGCTTCTTGTTTCTCTTTTTCTTTCTGCTTCATACGACGACTTAATTCTTCTTTAAGACGCTTGTTATATTCTTCTTGTAGTCTTTTTTCAATTTCTTCTTCTGAATTAGTCTTTTTGTCTTGTTTGTCTTTGCCTTCATCATCGTTGTTATCTTTTGATTTTCCATTATCTCCATCTGATTCTTCAGCAAAAAACTGTAATTTGAGTTTTAACTTCTCTTGGATATCCATAGTTTTTACACCTCATTTATTTACTCTTGATTAGTTTTAAGCCATACATGGTTCGGGCTGTAACGCTTGCACCTTTTATTGTCATAAGCATGGTTTGGACATAAAAAATAGCCAACACAATTAAGTGCTAGCTATTAAAAGAGAGGTTCATTATATTTCGATTTTTCTTTATCGGCTAATACTGCCGACCTTACACTGTCTAAGTTTGCATCAATAATAACTGTTTCGTTTCGCTTTTGTAACTCTTTACGTATACCTTTTAATTCTCTTGCTATGTCTCTAAGGTATTTGTCAGTATTACTCATATTAGTATCCTCCAAACATTTAATTTACTGTCATACAAAACTAACTTGCCTTTAAAAAACTTTACTTTTAAATCAATCACCGCTTTTCACTTTCCCTCCGAAGTATTTTGTTTTTCGTTTCTTGCTTGGTTTTTTCGGCCACATAGATTTAGGTAGTAAAGCGCAATCTGAACGACAATTGATATGCATAGGATAGAAATTAACACCAATTTTAGCGTCTTTAACTTTGAATATTTCTCCATTAAGCCCTTTGCATACTTTAGTTGTTCTATTATCGATTTTTGCAATATACATATAATATCCTTCCGGTGAAATTTCTTTCATGCTGTCAATGCTTGATTGTGCGTGAACACGTGCCGATTCCGTATAAAGCAATGATTTAATTGCTGCGGTCTTTTGTCGTGCTGTGCCTTCGAATTTATTTAAGTGCTTGCGCATATCTTTAACATATTCATTAGGATGTCGACCTCTAATAACCACATTAGCAATTATTTCTTCTACTTCTTGTTTCATCGCTTCAGTATTAGTCCATAATCGCTCTGACCAAACGACACCATGAAATTGTGTATCAACGATTGTATCTATAACTTCTTTAGCTACTTGTACACCTTCACCTAAAATACCCGCTTGATCACTGAACACACGATAAGCTGTTGATTCGAAATATTCCCTCATCGATAATTCTGTTTGAGCTGTTGCATAAGCAATTAAGAATTCTATTTGAATCTTTAACATCTGTTCTCTAGATACATACATCTTAGTGTTATACTTCTTTAATTCTTCATTTGCTCTATCGCTAAAGTCCTTGTTTTCGACCAATCTTTTTGCTTCTTCTTGAAACGCTTTTACATCGAACTCATCAATAATCTTTTGTGCTTCTTGTAATGTAACGCCTGCAAAATCTCCGTACTTAACAATAAACGCATTGATTTCTTTTTCAATGCGCTTAATCATCATATTCAATATACGTTCTATTTCTTCAGCTTTAGTTTTATCACGCTTCAACTCATTCTCGATTGCTTTGCGTCCGCGTTCTTCCCAATATTCTTGAGTGTTTTTGTTAGGCAATTACAATCATTCCTTTTTATCAACAGTATCTTTTGTATCATCATCTTGTTCGTCATCATTGATGTCTCTAGGGTCTTTATAAATACCTTTTTGAGCTTTTTTAATAGATTCTTTCTCATCTTCTTCTATTTTCTTGACTTCCAATTCAGGGTCTTGGAAGAACGAGAATAGAGACATTAAAGTTGTTTGACTAATCTTCCCGCCAGAATCAATATAAGCTTTTAATTCTTCGATTAATGATTTAGGTAAGTTTCTGTTGTATACGTATCTAACAGTATTGAAATCTTTGTTAGCGTCAATCGACCGTGTATTTTTAAGTATTGTCTCTAACAACTTAGCACGACGTCTTAACCCTTTAGTGAACAATCCTTCTTTAGTTTTAGTACGTTGTTCTAATCCGAATAATTTGTATTTCATTGCCTCGCCCGATTGAGTGCCACTAAAGTTATCATCTTTCATGTTAGGCGTGTTGGTAAACATGTGTATATCACTGTTCAAACGGTCTTTATAAGCTTCGGTACCTTGTACATCGTATTGTTTATAAATATAACCGCCGTCAACTGAACCTTCTGTTTCGATACCTGTATCCCTATTCTCATAAACGGTTGGCTCTAAAAATAACACGTTAGCTTCCTTTTGTTTTCTAACTTCTACAGGATCTAAATTTAAATTACCTTTAATAAGTAACATAGCGTCATTTAAATCACTCATATAGTTAGCAGTATCTGATTCAGCATTATCATACAAATCAATTAAAGTGATTACTTTCTCATAATCCCCTTTTCTTCTTTCGTTGTTGCTAAATTCTGTAATAGGCATACGTTCGAAAGAGTGTGATTCAAAACCGTTTTCACGTGGTGTGAGCTTCAATCCATTTGTTCTACTGGTAAGATATCTATAAACACCGTGAGAAGTAAATAAATCAACTGTAAACACTTCATCTTCGTCAGTCTTGTCTATTGGTTTAGTTCTTAAATATCTAACTCCTGCGATACTATTACGTTCAATTGTATTGTCGTATATGACAAAAGTACTCATTGCATCACTCTTGTATAAACGCGTTTCATCATCTTGGTTTCTAATCATTAACTCATAAGCTTTGCCATAAATTGACAAATCTAATCCTAAAGATCTATTGTGTGACTCAACATCATTTAAATCATTGAACGCCTCAATAGCTTCTAATACATCTTTATCATCATCTTGACATTGAATCGGATTACCTAAGAAATAACCGTTAATAAAATCGCTAATATAAGATGCGTAATCATGCGCTACACGGTTATCTGCCATGTACTCTTCTTTGCGTCGTGTTAACTCAACCAGATTCTTAGTTTTACCTTCGTAATAATCACTTAACACTTTTAATCTAGGTCGTTGGTAATCCATGTGATGTTCAATGTATTTACTTACTTCATTAATGTTTTGTAATAAATCAGACTCTGTCCCGTCATATGTGTAAACAACATTAGCTTCATCGTTAAACAAGTAATTTCTGTTTTCTCGTAAATCAGTATCCGTTTCAAATTCGTTTGCCTTTAACATTTGTTCCCTCCTATAATCCTAGAGATTTAATTACTTTTGTTTTGCTTTCTATATTCTTTTTACGTTTTTTACGTACGATATGATATTTCTCAAGACTATAACGCAATGCATCGATAATATGGTTATTAGCATCTATAGGCTTGTTCAACCACTTACCATCATTATCTTGGTCAAATGTATAAGTGTTGAACTCTTCAATAGCGTGTTCACATGATGGGTGTATAATAACTTCAAAGCCTTGAATGAATTGAATGCCTGGTAAAATAGTATTAGCGCCTTTCAACGCTTTTCTTATACCTTTAATCCCTTTAGATTTCAATTCACTGATCACTCTATCTCCACCAGCCCCATAATCAGCTGCAATATCTACATCACCTAATCCTTTTTTAATAAGCATTTGTTTTATATCATCAGTTAACATCGCTTTTTTATAGTGTTCATCATAGATGAATAACTTTTTGTTTTTTAAATCTACAACCGTACTAACAACTGTTGTAGGGTCTTGACTAAATCCAAAATCCATTCCGTGAGTTATTTCTTGCGTTCTTTTAAACTCCTCAAACCAATCAAAGTCTTCCACTTTAAAATTATCGAATACAAGCCCCTCTGCAACACCCCAATCTCCATCACAAACGATTCTTGCACGTCTAGGATTCTTTATATACAAATCTTCATATCGTTCAATATCGACTTTATCTAGCCATTCATTAACTCTATAAGTTGTTGTATCTGAAAAAGTATTGTTTAATTTTGTTTCTTCATCAAAAAATGTAGGCTTCAACCAATGTCTTTCCGACCACGGGTTAAAAGTGACTGTGATTTGCTTGAAAAATTCCGGACTATCGTAGCTACCACGTATTGACTCAACAACAGTGCTAAACTTAGCGAATGTTTCTATTTGATAAGCCTCTTCAAACCAAGCCCAACACAAAATGCCTGTATCAACAGTAATCGATGTTATTTTCAATGGGTCGTCTAAACCTCTAAACAGTATTTTTTGTCCAGTAGGTTTATACGTTATTTCCGGCAAACTTTCGTTGAATTTAAATAAGTGAGCAACGCCTAATTGGTTAGTTGCCCACTTTAAATCTGTATACGTTGATTGTTTGTTAGTGTTGCTAAATCTTCTGACTACAAGTATATTTGCCCAATCATATTTCATTATTCGATAAATGAGATTAATAGCGGTAGTTTTACTTTTCTTGCTACCCCTTGAACCTTTAACAACACGGTAAAAGTTTTTGTTGTGCCAAAACTTATTGTAGCCACCACCGATTTTATTTTTTAGATCAAGTATTTCATACATGACTAATCATCTTCCGGAATATTATCAACAAACATCGGTATTTTGTGGTCGACTTCTTGTTTGTCTGTAAATAATTTGTGATGTCTACCTAACATCTCTAAGGCTTTGTTTTGGTCACTTATTTTAGGTGACTTAGTAACAAGTTGTATGTGTTCATCGTATACTAATTGCATTTTGCCAGTATCCGGATTCTCTTTATAGTCTCCAGTTTTTGTTACGACAGCTTCAACTTCCGTGTGTTCTCCTCTAGCTGTTCTAGTTAGCCTATACAACACTTCTTTACCTGACATAATATTCTCGTCAAAGAGTTTTGTTTCAACCTCCTTGATATAATTCTGAATTTCAACATTCTTCAACATACGCTGTCCTTGTGAGTACGCCGTCTTTTCGCTATATCCGGCATGCACAGCTGACTTAGTAGCATTGCCATAACATTCAGTACCAGGTATTGTATATACTTCTGCAAACAAACGTTGCTTTTTAGTTAATTTGTTCATTTCATTTACCACCAACTCTCGCGCTATACGCTTTTTAAAATTAAAAAAGGATTGGCTATAATCAGCCAACCCACATAGATCCTTTATTCCTAATTGCGATAAGGGAAACGCAGTAAGATAGTCAATATCCTACACTATCATAATATCTCAT